CTTCTAAACCTGCCTTAGTTCTCGCTTCAACAAAGAAATTGTTAAAAGATTTCATTAAATTAAAACAATGTGCAAGACCACATACTTATTTAGTATCCCAGTTCTTATCAGTTGTAAAATTAGCAACAGAAAACTCAAGTCTATCAACTAACTTAGTAGCTTGACCAGATTTTATAGCAACAAATCCTTCTGGAGCAGTAACTTTATATCCATTTCCATCCTTCAAGAATGTACCAATAGTTTTTACTCTTTCTAACTTACGAACTATCATAAGTTTTGCCGCAGTTAAATTCTTATAAGATGCAACAGTCATATAAATTGATCTTTGATTTGCAGCAATAAATTTAAGTCCATTAGTTTTAACATCTTCCCACTTCTTTTTACCAGCAGCACTCTTCTTAGCATTAATCTCTTTATCAAGTAAAGTCATATAATATTCTGCAAAATCAGATACAACTTTATTTGTAGATGGAATAGATCTACCACCTCTAATATAAGTATTGAAGAACTGTTTGAATACAGTATTAAAAGCAAATCTATCTGTTCCTTTCATTGCATCTAGGAACTTAGATGCTTGTCTCAATGATCCTTCTGCCTGATTAACAGAAGATTTAAACTTTTGTAATTCTGATGTAGTAAAATTCGCACTACCACTTGCATCAACAAAGTCTGAAGAGAATACTGCAATTTCAGAATTGCCTTGATATGGAGAAACATCTACACCAAATCCAGCAGACATTTCTGGTAGAGATGATCCTGTATAATGAGTATGAAATACAATACCAATCTTAGATGCATTAACACGTTTGCCAAGATCTGTATCTAATGGAATAGCATACGTAATAGTATTTGGTTGAAATACTACAGATTGTTTACCATTTACTGTTGTTACTTTTTTAGTATTCTCAGTAAATAAAAGATCTCCTTGTATAACTCCTTCTATTCCTAGTTGTGAAAAATATCTTAAACATTCTTTTAATACATAATTTAATCCACTAGTAGGATATAAACCATCAATAATCTCATCAGTATAACATACTTTTGGAGCTGTCTTTGCAAATACAGATTTATTGCCAACAAAGAACATACCACTATCGGGATCTATACCACATATAACAGCAGGAGCTCCATCCCATTTAGTAGTTACTTTCATACTAGAAGAATCTCCCTGTGAAAGCATCTTACCAAGAGATCTTAGAAAAGCAATAGATGCCTTTCCACCAGCACTTCCATTATTAAGGATGTCATCTTCTAAATGTTCTAAGTGAGTGTTTTTTGACATTTAATATACCTTTGCATGTATAGAAGAATTCATAACTATTTCACGTTCACCAACTCCAGATAACTTTGGATCATTTTCTTTGAGTATTTTTTTAATCTCAGAAGTAGTTCCATATACCATACCACTACTAGCAGCAATCCTATAAAGATTTTCAACTATAGAATTTATAGTTTCTTTTCTACCAGTTGACTTAACAACATATCCTAATTCAGAAGCAATAACTTTACTCTGCATCCAATCAGGTTTACTTTGCATTTCAAATACATGACTATCATCATTAACATAGTTATATACATCTCCCATATAACTATTAACTAGATCCATTAAAGCTGGAGTCTGTCTAGATGTAATATCAAATGATAAAAATTGATCTGTTGAATTTCTTCCAAAAGTAAGATTTGAATATTCACTCTGTACTTTCTTTAATTTTTCAACTCCAGTTCTATCAGTTTCCCATATTATAGATTGGTATCCTTTTGTACCTATAGATCCATGTCTAGCCTCAGTTCCTTTTATATTAAGTTCTAGTCTATATCCACCAGCTTTAGTCTTTAATTTTAAATATGTATTATTAGCATTGTACCAAGGATATCTTTTTGTTATATTTTCAGTCTTAGGATCCCTTTCAACTTTTCTAATTTTTAAAAAGAATGATATATCCTGATTACTAGATTTTAACTCAATACCATTATTAGCTTTACTTGTATCCAATTCAACTTCTTCATCAAAATAATTTTTAGAATTAACAAGTTTAAATTGTACATTATATCCATTATCAACATCACCAATTTTCTTTAACGACATTCCAATGATATTGTGTAAATTATATTGATGTATTAACATACCATTCAAATCATTTAAATCATTAAGAGAATCCATAGCATCTTTTTGACTAGAAAAATCTCTAGAATATTCACTCAATTTATTCTCACCATCTTTATTCATAAACCATATATCGCCAGGATTCCACTTATCATTATTGGGTGTCATCCTTAACTTAGATGATGCTTTATTATAGATATCATATGGGTTAATTTCTTTAGGAAGACTATCAGGTCTTTCTATTCTCCAAGCACCAGTAGTTTTAAATGTTATCTTTTTGTTTAATACAGCAGCAGTTGAATTAATACTTCTTTGCCACTTAGGATCAATACTAAACCATACTATACAATCTTGCATTAAACGCTGACTATTCCATGAAGATACATGGTTACCAATCTTAGAATTAAAATCATTATAATCATCACTACCTATAACCAAAGAATCTTGTGTTAAATCATTAGTACCACCATTTAAAAGATACGCTAACTTCCAAGCAACTAATGACTCACCCATAAGAGTCTTGTATGAATCACTAAAACTAGCTCCTTTTGTAGAATACTTAAACTCTATCCATAATTTTTTTCTTACTGCTTTTGGAAAATGTGGTAATTCTATGTATGGAGATTTAAGACTAGAAGTTTTAGTCTTAAACATCATTTGATAATCAATAGATTTATTATTTTTTCCGTACTTAACACTAGATAACTTTTCTAAAAATTTAGGATATCCTTGAGCTCTTGCTGGAGCTGTCGGCCACTTAACAGTATAGACAAGAGTACCCTTACCCTTTTCTTTAAATTCAAGTTTCATATCAGTAATGATTTTCTTGACTTCAAAAAGAATATTTGCTTGATCAGCTTGTGTAGTCATTTATATTATAATACCCTACTTTTTATTTATCCTTCTTTGTAATAGATTTTAAAAGAGCTTTAGGATGTATAGACATGCCAAGCAATGTCTCACCTAAAGCTTTTACCATCTGAGAATCAGATATCGCCGGCCCTTCTGTTTTCTGACCTGATGACTTCAAACGCACCTTCTGGATAGCGCGCTTCGAGTTTTTGTACATTGCGGATAACGAGATCATCAATTGAGACTCCTAAAGATAAACATGCTTGAGCTATATACCACATTACATCTCCAAGTTCTACAATCATATGCTCACGAGAAGCATCATCATATGGTTTACCTTGGAATGTAATCTTTTTAACAATTTCAGCAAACTCACCACCCTCGGCACCTACACCAATAGCAGCAGTTAGTAGCCTATTTAGATCAACACTAGGTTTTAGTTCATTCACACGTTCTATAAAAGCATTTGTATCTGCTGATGCTTCACTAGTAACACCAGAAACAAATTTTAAATACTCATCATAACTAACACGTGGTTCTCTTAATTTCATACTTTAAATCCCGCAAAACTTCTTGTTGTTTTTTCTGAAACCTCAGAATCATCTTGACCTGAATCAACGATGTTTTTCTGAGCACTGTCCTCTACATTATACAATTTCATCTTCGATCTGTCAATACCCACAACAAATCTTTTATACATTGTAGGATCATTGTACCGATTCTTTAACTGTTTAACCATGATCTGATTCAATGCTTCCAACTCCTCAGTAGAAATGAGAGCGAACATAAAATCAGCAGTAGCAGGGAGTCCAAAGGATTCTGAAGTGTCAGTGAGGTCAACGTCAGTAGAACCAAAACCAGAACGAGTAGTTTGAGTAGCACTGACAATCGGTAAATTTGCTTCCACAGCCAGACCACGAAGTTCCTCCGCAATCGCCTTAACGAACGTGTATGAATTAACAATTGTACCCTTGTAACGACTAGATGAACAAATATTTAGATAATCAATAAAGATGATATCTGGTGTAAAACTTTTCTTAAGATGTAACTCATTTAACAATGCCCTAAAGTGTCCAGCGTGTGCAGAAGCAGTTGGATATTCTTTAATGATTAACTGTCCATGAGTCTTCTTTGTTATCTTCTCAACCTTTGTATCATACATTGGTTTCGGAAGTTCTATAATAGATTTAA